TTGATAGTCTCCCACAGCCGGGTCACAATCTCCTGCAACGTTGCCCCTGCCTTGTCCCACTCTCCATTCAGCAGTTGCAACACCAACGTCACCAGGTCCAGCACAGTCTTCAGCACAGTGTCAATCACGCTCAACACAACCGACATAAAGCGATTAACCACCGTCATGATCTGCTCACCATGGGCAGTCCAAAACGCCCCAATCGCCCCCAAGATGCGCTGCACAATCTCTTGGATTCTGGGCAGATTCTCATCAATCCACGTCTTAAAATACGACATAGGACCCGTGCCGTCATTCTCCACACTGGCACCCAGCGACCGAAACCATGTCATCGCCGTCGTGATGGCAGCCCCAACATTGCTGGCAAATGAAACCAACGCGCTGATCGCCTGCGCGATAAAGGCCACAATCGGCTGCAACGCACTTGGAAACAGCCCCAACGCCTCGCGTGCCTCACTCGACCCAGCTCCAGCATCCAGAATCGCCCCAATAAAGTTACCAACCACATCCACAGTCGAAGTGATTGCAGGCACAATTGTGTTCTGCAGAACGGCTGCCAATGGCGGCAGTACCATCTGCGCCAACTGATTCATGGTGTTGGTAAATAACAGCATCACCGGCAGCAGCGCCGTGCCCACCGTCGTCTTCAGATTCGTCATCTGCGCATCGAGAATGCGCTGCTGATTCGCCAACCCCCCACTGGTTCGCGCAAAGTCGCCCTGCGCATCGCTGGTTTGCTGGTAAATCAAGGCCTGCGCAGCCAGAACCTTCTGCTGTGGCGTCAATGCCTCTTTGGTCGTCTTGATCAGCCCAAGTTCTAGCGCTTTCTGCCGCATACTGGCATCGTCGAGCAGCACCCCATAGGCACGCAGCGGCTCACTCTCCCCGCGCAACGCTGCGCCAATCGCCTCGATCGCCTGCTCTGGCGTTGTATTGTTAAAACTGGCAAGGTCACTGGCTAGACCCACGAAATCGGTCGAGAACTTGTTGAGGTCGTCACCCCTCAACCCGGCAGACTTCCCAAAGGTGGCAAAGGTCGCCGCCGCATCCAACGCCTGCTGCTTGCTCTGCCCGAGCGCCGTATCAGCCGTCTCGGCCCACTTCAGCACCCCGTCCGCCGCATCTCCGAATATCACGTTAATTTTGCTGGTCGTCTCACCAATGTCAGACGCCGCTGCAATCGCATCCTTCATATAGGCAACCGAGCCACGCAGCGCATCCGCAGCCAAGCCCACGATCCCCTGCCCAATCCCCTGGAATACGCCCTGCATCACAGAGCCCATCGTCTTCGATCGCTCTTCCATGCCGCTGGCAGTCTCATTGGTGGCAGTCTGCGCTTTATTCAGGTCGCTTTTTAGCGAATCAACATCCGCTGCCAGCGCCACAATTGCATCAGCTAATTTTACCGCCAATCTCAGCTCCTAAATCGACGCCCATCAGGCCCAGCATTTCCGCAGGTGGCACCACATCACCACCCGCACCAGTCCCCATCGCTTGCGCTAAAATCTTTATCAGCATCGCCGCCTGCAATTGCGCCAAAAACATCTGGCGCACCGTGTAGGCCTCAACCAACTCAACCAACTGCACCTCTTCAAACTCATCGCTCCAGCGTCCCCACTGGCTCAGGCACAGCTCGTCAATATCTATTTGGTAGCTGCCCCATTCTCGAATCTCGCCACCAGGTTGGCGAGCTGACCGAAAGGGTAGGCGAGCTTAACCACCTCCACAAATGCGCTCAACAACTCCGAGTCATAGCACTCAGCCTCAATCCGCTCCCGATCTGCTGCCAATGCGGGCGCATACCCAAATAGCAATTCGATGACCGTATCCGTAGACCCGATCAACGTGCTGCCCACAGCCCGCACCAACCCAGCAATCGCCGCACCGCTGCTGATATCAGTCCCTGGCGCAGACTCAATCAGGGTGGAGATATCCCCCAGCTTTTCCTGCACCGCTGTGCGCCATTCTGCGGCCCGGCGACTGGGTAATTCGTTCACGGTGTACTGCACCCCGCCCAGGGTAACCATAGCTGTACGCATTATTCGTTGGTCGCCTTCGCGGTCGCAATCTGCATGATCAAAATCTGCTTGCCAACCACCTTGCTCGTGTCAGCCAACGCCTTAATCTGGATTGGAATGCCCGCTGCTGCCTTCTTGCTGAATTCGAGCTTTCCATTAAGCTGGATGGTGCATTTATAGAAAAAGATGCGCACCGGCAGGTTGATCGTGTTGTCCACCTTCATCAACCCTTCAAACCCGACCGCTTTCTCTGTGATGGTCGTCTTGCCGCCAGCCTCCACCGTTGTTTTACCACGGATGCTGACACCCGCCGCCACCGTCGTCACCGTGCCATCAAGTGGCAGGTTGAGGTTGGCACCGCTGATCTCAGCCAGCGTTGTCTCGATCATTGCCGTCTCTTTCGTGCGCAGCCGTTTCACTGGGTTGGTCAACTGCTCAACCTCCAGCTCAAACAACTCCTGGTCATACTGCAACGAAGCTGGGGTAAGGGTATAGCCCATATTGACCCAGTTGCCACCCCACGCCACGCCATACTGCACCGTTTCAATCGCTGGCAACGCCTCCCCGACTGGTGCACTGTAAATCGTCGCCGGTGCAATGATAATATCTGTAACAGCCATACATACCGTCCTTTTCTATATCAACACAACAACTGCGTCATAGGTCAACAGCACCGCATAGGCATTCAAATCAGGGTCGAATGCCTCTTGATAGCTCGCCTTATACAGCGATCGCAGCGATACCCCAGTGGCATCCCCACGCAGCCCCTCTAATTTTCCATCCACCGCATCTGCCAGGCTGTGAGCATCGTTTTTCTCTCGTGCAAAGCAGGAGGCGTTGACGGTTGTCGAATGTACCGGTGCGGTCCCATCTACACCCGGCAACGAACCGATGTCATAGCTGACGCACGGGCGATCAATCTCCTGCGGAATCACGCCCGGATAAATGCGTGTGCCAGCAATTGCCGTCACCCCAGCATCTCCAGATAGAGCAGCGTAGATAATTTTGCCAAGGTCCATCATGCTGGCATACCACCCTCTAAATCCTTGCGCATCACATCACTCAACGCCTGCACAAACTGCGTCTTGGTGCTCTCAACCGCATCCGCCAAAAAAGGCCGTGCCCGCATCCGTGGAATCGTCACCCGTGCTCGGTAGCCAATCCCCGGTATCTTCAGTGCACTCTGAATTTTCAGCCTGCCCGATTTCAACTCGCCCTTGGCTCGCCGCACCGATGACCCACCCCGTTTGCGCATCGCCCTGGGCGCAATGTTGCGCTTGCGCCCACTATCCTCAAACAGGTTGCTGTACCAAGCCGCAAATGCCACCATCACGGCGTCGGGTCGGTGCACCGTCGCCATAATCTTCTGGATGTTTTTGCGGTCCGCTGGACCTTTGACGTAGTTGTCTTTGCGATAAGCCAACACGAAACCGCTTTTCGCCAACGTCCCCGACCGATGGGGTGCCCGTCCCCGCGCAGCCTCCAAAATCACCGTACCGCCCGCAAACAAGCCCTCTGGCGTGGATTTTTCGACGATATCCATAAGCTCATCGCCATACCACGCCAAATCAACCACATTGCGCCGCAGGTCCGTTCTCTTCTTCACTTTGCGAGCCATTACAGCGGATCCCCCACAATCTCAGAACACTTCAAAATCAACTGACGTTGACGGTTATCATTTTCCACAATGCTGAGCACCTGGAGTGACCTATCTCGCCACACCACCCGCATCGCAGGCGAAAGGCCAGCCATATAGCGAATCAACACGCTGTGCGAAATTGTCGCCACCACTTGGTCAACGCTACTCTCTACCTGCTCAGTCCCATCCGTGCTGCGCACATCCGCCCAAACAGTCGCAGAGATAACCCAGGTCACCACCTCCGACCCAAACGCATCACGCACAACTGTTTTGCTTTGAAGTGTGACCCGCTCACGCAGTTTTCCCGATTGCATCAGTATCGAAATCCTCGGTGTTCATCCAACAGTCCATCCATGAATGGCATATTAACCGCCATCGTTATCCCAGCACCCACTGCCACGGATTCACGATTTTCATACATCGCCCCAATCAGTAAGAGCATGTACTGTTTGATCGTCACCGGCACACTATTCGCATCCCAGCCCGCCACATACTCCACCACCACCGGGTAGCGTCGATCACTCAATTCTGCCGTTGGCCACACCTGTTTTGCCGCCAATGCCAACTGCGCATCGCAGCCAGCCTCTGGCACCAACGCATATACCGACGCGGACAGCGTTTGCTGCACATCACTGCTGTCATACCACTTCACGCTCACAATCGACTGTACAGGATGACGGGGCAGCAGCACTGGTTGCGTAGGCCAGCCAGCCAGAAACAGCCGCCAGGTCTGCGTGCAGCAGCTCAGCCAGCCCACTCGCTCTGCTTCCTTGCGAGCCGTCACAATCAACGAGTCAATCAGCGTATCCTCATCGCTGTGATCGACCCGCAGATGCAATTTCGCCTCATCCAGGCTCACCGGCTCCACAGTCGGCTCAACAATCCGTCGCGCATCCAAAATCAGGCTACCCATAATGTTTGTCCTACCCCTCCCTAACTCTCCCCAGGGAGGGGCTACGTTCGCCTCTTTACAGTCGTCGCAATTTCAGCCGTTGCCACCGCACCCTCGTCACTAGTCTCTGGCGCAACAGCCACCGCTCGACGCAATGCAATCAGCGCCGCAGCGAGACTCGGAAACAACACCACCACCTCACCCACATCACGATGTTGCCCCGC